TAAGCCACCGCAATTGTGTACCTTGTGCCAACTGTCAGCGTCGTGCTATTCACGCGCCACACGCCGTCCGTGCCGGAGAAGAAGGCTTTCCACTCCAGAGCCAAATCAGATGCGTGACCGTAATACCCAAGATAAAATCCTACAGTGGCGTTGTCGTTTTTCGTGATAAACAGGTTGGGGAAGTTATCGGCCTGTATCCCGTCAATGCTCAGGCGCAAAAACACAGTCTTTTGCGCCAGGTCCGCCGCAACAGACTGCGCGTAAATCAAGTAACTTGTGTCGTCACCGAATTGGATGCTCATGCGCTTTTTTCCTGATAGTGAATCGGAGCGCCACAGATCGCAATATTGCATTCCCCCGAGCCGTTTTTTCGTAGCTCGCGCAGGGGCACGCTCACCCCATCGAATGGCGCGCGGCACATCACGCCGCGCGCGCTGAATACAGCCCGTTGAAAACCAATATATCCATCACACACAGCGTCAAAATGCGCCTGAAAATGCGGCACACACGAAAACAACACCGCCAGGATCAACACCGTGATCTCAAATTTACGCATCTTAATACCCGCTCAGGTTAAAATACAGCCCAATGTCCACAAAGTTAACCGTGCCGCCTTCGCTGTCTCCGCTGTCTGCGGGCAGGCGCTCGATCTCAATTTGCACAGGCACGCCCGCGCTCAGTGAGGGCGCGTTGGCCGTTGGCACCGCCACAGAAAACGCAGTTACCTTGCGCGCCACGGTAGAGGCCGTCACTGTGCCTTTCACCTGTGTCGAAAAACTCTGCGCGCTCAATGTGCCGCCCATCGCCAGCGCCGAAACCCTCACCCCCACCACAAACGCCCCCGAGCCGGCCACCGGCATCTCATAACTGCCGCTCACCAAAAGCGAGCCGCCATATGCCGGCGGCATCTTGCGCATCCACTTGCGCCCGCTGGTGGCTGTGCCATTCGCCTGCAACACCGGGTACTCCACGATCGGCGTACCGGCCTGCCCCTGCTGTATGGCGTAGCCCATGCCGGCCGTGTTGCTGTCCACCATCCCCGAACTTTCAGGGAAGAGCGGCGCGTAAAAATAATTGTTCAGCGCCGTCAGGTCGCTGTTCACATTGTCTCCCCATGTGCTGGGGATGGCCGCTCCCGTGGTCGGGTCGTGTGTCGGTACCGTATACGTCATCTCATTCTCCTAGGCGGGGAAGCTCCACGCCGCATTGTCCCATTGGCCAATATCCCACTGCGCAAACGCAGAGGCAGAGGCGCCCTTCAACACCGGTGAAAATATCACATAGCGTCCAGTGAACATCTCCGCCTCATAGCCGTTGATGAAATAATCCCCGTCCACGCCGCTCATCGCCTCTGCAAAATGCGCCCGCGTGCCGGGTTCCAGCATCAAAAATCCGAACATGCGCATTTTGTCCGCGTTGGCGATCATCGGGTAGCGGTCCACCGTCACATTTGGCACGCTCTCCAACCCCAGCGTATATTCCGCAATGGCCGCAGTAATGCTTGGGTCGTCCTGGTAGGCCATGTCGAACGTCGTCTGAAAAATGCCATTCGCCTGCGCCGCGCTGTCCTCATAGATCAGCGAGAGCGGGTCATACAGGTAGATGCCCTTGCCGATCGCCTGCAGGGCCGTCACCCACAGCGCCTCACTCGCCACCAGGGTAAATTCCACCTCACTTGTTCCGTATTGCGCCGTCACCGTCAGGCTACTGGTTTTGTCCGCGCCGCCGCCGTTCTCTGCCGCATTGGCCGTGTGGCTCTTGGTCATCGAGCTGGTGTCGGCGTTCACGTAGCTGGCTCCCCCGCTCGGGTCGCGGTACGATCCGCGCACGGTCAGGGTTTGCCCCGCGCTCATCTCTATCGCCGCCGGCAGGTCATACAATATCGTCGTTGCCGCCGCGTCGATCCTGCGCACAGCGGTAATCCCGCGAATGCGGTTGGCTTGGTGCCGCCCATACCCAATGCGTGTCGCGTCCGGCAGGTTCACGTTGTCAAAGCTGGCTTCCTGGTATTCAGTCAGCACCAGCCGTCCGCCGTCTTCCAATAACAGGTAATCGCCGTCTTCCAGTAGCAAAAAACCGGCATCACTACCCAGCGGCAGTTGGGTGTTGGTCACACTCGAACGCGTGTCTCGCCCCTCCACCACCAGTGTCTCTCCGCCTGTGGCATCGCCCTTGGTGTAGATCATTCCAAATTCCGAAACGGCCAACTTGTCAAACTCGCTCAACGCGCTCCCCCCCACGCTGGATGCGTCGAACACGGTCGGGAAGGTGTCACTCCCGCTTCCATACTCGGTGGCCAGTGGTTGCACCGCCATGTTGGCCAATATCAGCGCCACCGCGTCCTCAATCGTCTGGTTTAGTGCGATCGAGGTCAGGTTCATCTCGTGGTTGCCAGCCAGCGTCATCCAGTTCTGCACGCTCACCCGCACCCGCCGCGCACCGTATGCGCCGGCGTCCACCGTTATGCCGCTTGGCTCGATCAGCCCGTAGAATTTATAGCGTCGATACCCTTCAAACTCAAACCACAGCCGCACCGCCAGTCCTGTTGTCCAGCCGCTCATCGCGCTGGCGTGTCCGGGGCTGTAGTAGCCCAATGTGCCCACGCTGTTCTGCGCATCGTTACGCAGGTAAAAAACCAGCGTCGTCTGCGCCCCCACGCGGTCCAGCGGACCGTTGTCCAAAACCCCCTGTGACCATCTCGCGCCCGGGTTCTGCAAAACGTCATCCTTCAGCGCCACCCACGCACCGCTCACATATACATCTATGCCCCAGTTGTCGAATTCGTGGGTCATTACAGCGCCAGCCCCTTCAGCACCTTGGCCAGCGCGCGCGCATTCTCCTCCGCGCTGGGGATGCGCGAAAGCAGGGCGTGCATCTGCTCCATGTTGCTCCCCCCGCCGGCACTACCCTTCAACGTCGAAACATACCCGCCGCTCTTGCCGGCCATCAAATAACTCTTGCCGCCGCTGGTAAATAACTCGGGTTCGCCATATTCCGTCACCTGCGCCCAGCCGCCCGGCGTCATCGGGCCGCCCGTGGCGCGGGTTTTTTCACTCTGTGAATACGCACTGCCTGGGTCATAACCCGCCGCGCCCGATCCCTGTCCGCCGCTATTGCTCACCACCCGCGGCATCTCCCCGTGCACGCGAATGAAAACGTCCACGTAACCCACCGCGTTAAATCCATCAATGTTCTCCAGGCTCGAACGCACATGGTTCAACGCCATGCTGGCTTCCGCTCCCGAGAGTTTGCCTTTCGCCATCGCGTCCGCCAGGCGTAGCATGGCCGAAGATGCCTGGTAGCCCTTGTCACTCATCAGTCCCGCCGCGCGCGCAAACTCGATCTGCTGTTGCTCGGTCGCGCCCACGTTTTTCAGCGTGCCCAAAAACATGGCTTCCTGCGTGGCCTCTGCCTGTTTACCCAACGCCTCCATGCCGGCGCGCACCTTCTCCGCGCCGTCTTTTTGGTCTGCATATTTTGCGTTTAATGTTGCCAGTGCCTGTGCCTGGTCGCCAAACATCTCGGTCAGGCCTGTACCCACCTTCAATAGGCTCTCGTAGTATTCAGCGGTCTGTTCGGCGATAGGTCCCGTGTCCCCCGGCGTCGAAGCCCCCCCGCGCGCCGCATGCATTTGCGCCAGTCCGCTATAGCGTGCCGCGTCCGCCAGCCGGCCCCGGTATATATTCTCAAACTCAGCCCGTGACGTATTAAGCGCAGGCGAAAAATCCGTCTGGTAATTTACATAACTCGAGCCGCCACGATACGTATTGGTAGACAAAATGCCTTTCAGTGTAGCCCGCTGAAAAGTATCGTAGGCCTTGTTTATTTCACTTGTTTTTGTAGATAGTTCCAACTCGCGCGCCAGCGCATTATTCAGCGGCACGAACGTATCGCTCAGTGATGCTTTCACCGAGTCTTTGTAGTTCGCCCAGCTGGCCGAAAGCCGGTCATACGATCCAGCCGCGCCCTCAGCGCGGTTGCCCACCTGCACCACCGTATCCTCGGCCGTCTTCAAAAAGGCCTGTTTAAAGCTCTCTTCCTTGGTCAACCCCAGCGCCTTGAACGCATCTTCATTGCGGTTGAACTGCGTCAGTGAAACACCCAGCTGGTCCAGCCGGCGCTTGCTTTGGTTGGCCAGCGCCAGCGTCAGCTCGCCGGTGTCCATGCCCAGCGCGGTCATCACCCGCGAGAGGCGCACCGCTTCATCTGCATTGTTGGCCAGCCCCAGTTGAAACAGGTCACTGCCCTGTTTGGCCAGCGCAAAGTCGCTCACCGTGCCCAGCGTCGCCTGGCGCAGGTCGCCCAGCAACACCGAGCCGGTCGTGCCGGCCGCCTCGGCCAGTCGGTCGAATTTACCGCGCGTATAATCAATCTCCGCGCCCATCTGCCCCATTTCGTAGATCACCTTTGTCGAGCCGATGGCCGCGGTGATAAACGATATGGTCCCCAGCGCACTGCGCGCGCGTGCGGCCAGGCTCAGCAGGCCGGCTCCATTGGCCGCCACCGCCGCCGTGTTCCCCTGCACCTGTGATGTCACGCGCGCAAAGTCGGCCCCCAGCGCATCGCCGGGGTACATGCCTCCCAATCCCTTCATCTGCGCGCCCGTGGCCTGCAACGCCGAACGCGCCTGATTCAAACCAGAGATCATCTGGCTCGGGTCAGCCGTAAGGTTCGCCACCAAAGATGCTACGATCGTGCTCACAGTATGCTCGTCTCCGCTTTCGCTATTCCGTCACGGTAGTGACGCCACTCGTTCAATTCCTGCATTGTCAGCGCATCCACCTGCTCCAGCGTCCAGCCCGTCGCCTCCACCAGCTTCCAGCGCAAATACTCAAATGGCAGGTCGTGGTTCTTGGGGTGTTTCAAGGCAAAGTAGATGCGCTTGCTCAGTTTGGGTCGTCGGGGTCTCCCTCCGCGGCGATCTCTACCACCTGGCCGGCCTTCAGGTTCAGCCGTTTCATCTCATCGTCACTCATCCGCACTTTCGCGCGCTGGTGCACCGGGTGCATGGCCGCCTCCCACCACCCCGCCACCAGTATCTGGTAATCGGGGAAGGGCAGTCCCTGCAAATCCTTCAGCTTCATACCCGAAGCCTTGGCCAGCACCTTATCGCTTTCCTCCTGGTCGCTCCCGTCTTTCACTGCCAGGCGAAACTCCGAAACGCTGATTCGGGAAAGGTCGAATTCCACGACCCTCCCCGTCACAGCCAGCTTTATCTTTGCTCCCATTTTCCCGCCTACCAGGTGGTCACGGTGTAGTTGCCGTCACCGGTGAATTCTGCCTTCAACTCGGTTACGTCGGCGTATTTGAAATCAAACTGCCCGCCGCCACAGAACGCGCCGATCACATACTTGCGCTTGCCGGTGGCGGTACCCTCCGGCCCAAAGTTGATCGTGCCCTGCGTGCCTTCACGCAAAAGGTCTTCCAGTGCGGTGCCGCCGGTCTGCGCCACGCCACTAAATGAAACCTTGGTGTCTTTCAGCGTGGCGATACGCGTCTTGCGCGCGTCACTGCCGGCGGTCGAATCGGCGTAGTCCACACTCGGGGTCAGGCTCACGGTGCGCTCATCACCGTGCAGGGTCACAGTTCCGCCGCTTGTCACCCATTGAAAATACATATTCGCGCCAGTAAATTCAGGCATTGCAAAACTCCTTCACTAATCCTTATCCAATCGGACTCGGTACAAAGCTCCCGCCATGTAAACCTTTTCCACGTTCGGTAAATTCTCAACCAGGCTCACCTCCGTCTCGCGGGCCATCCAGAAGTTCGTCCACCCGCTCACGCTCAGCGTCTGCAAATGCAATAATCCATCCACCAGCGCGTCGATCGTGCCAGCCTGTGCCGGCGTACTCGCAAAACAACGCACCAGCATCATCAGGTTCTTGGTGCGGTTCGGCGTCATGTTCTCGTCGCCGCCGCTCTGATAGCTGAAAACAACGAACGGCTTACTCGCATTATCCGGCGCCTGCTGGTAATAGATCGCCGTCCCACCCAGGGCGCTCACCAGCGAGCTTCCGCCCGCCAGTTTTGAAAAAACGGCCGTGTTCAAAACAGTTTTTGCGCTCATGGGTTCAACAGCATGGGGAAGAACTCCACGTAATAGCTCTGCCCAACCTCCTGCGCCGCCGGCGTAAAGAAGGGCTGCGCCGCAAACCCGGGGTGCATCTTGATATAGCGCCAACCCACGCCGGGGATGTTCACCGGCGCGTCGATCAGGTACGGGTGCGCCACCCCGAATTCCTGATACACGCCATACTCCGTGCCATCCTGCACCTCAGCCGCATTCGCTGAGAGTTTCGAAACATGGATCGTATTACGCAGATTGCCGGTGTCCACCGGCGCATTCGCCTTGGCCACGCTCTCAAACTGATACGCCGAGCGCCTCAACACCTCCGCCGAAACCGGGTTAACCGCGCCCAATATGCGCTCCAGCTCGCGCGTGTCCACACTCACCGTCAGTCCAAAAAATGCGCCGGCCATCGTTACACCTGCTCCACAATACAGCGTACTTCCGCGCTCCAGCTTTTACCGCTGTCCACCGCGATCACATTCAATGTGCGCGTGCCCACTTCCACCCGGTTGCTCACCGCCACGTTCGTGCCGTGCGGCAGGGTCAGCACCCAGCGCCCAAAGGCCTGCACCGCGCCGCCGGCCAGCATCTCGTTGCCATTAAAAGAAGATATGCCTTTCGACGCATACGCATCCAGCCGGCAGGCCGCGCTCGTCACCGTGCCCCACGTGTCGATCCACCCGCCCTGGCTGTCCGAAGAGCGGCTCACACTCAATATGTAGGCGGTATCCGGCAGGCTGGCCGTTTCAAGGTCCTCGCCAGCGCGCCACTTCGGCGCTCGTCGGCATGCTCATAATGTGTCGCTCCGTTCCATGTCCAGCACTCGCGCGCCGGCCAGGCTCCGAAAGTACGCTTCCTGTGCCTTTGCCTGCGCATACAATTGCGAGCGCTTCAATCCGTGGCTGTCCGTCTGCACATCGTAGGCGCTGGCATAGTATGATGCTTTGGCCGCCCACACATCCGCCGCGGCCTCGTTCACATCAAATGAGCGTCCGGTCAGGTTGATCACCGTGCCGCCCTGGTCTGCTGTAAAATCTATGCGCCCCGCAAAATAATCCACCGTATAACTCTGCGTCACCGTTCCGCCATTAGAATATTTCAGCGCAAAATAAGCTGTGCCGCTATCGATCGCTTCCAGGTTTCCAAGCGGGCTCACGTAGCGTTTATATTGCACCGTCCCACCCGCAGAAGCATCCCCCGCCGCCGCATGTATCTCTTCCTGCGCCATCAGTTCCACTTCAAAAAAATCGGTGCGGTGTTTATCCAAAACAGACTGCAGTTGGTTGTCGCTCCAATACGAAACAGTGCCCAGCGTCCAGTCCGCAGTCCCTGCGAATGTACGTGTGCGCAATTCCTGAATCAAGTCTGCCATTCCGGTGCGTGCCATTTACTTGCTCTCCTTGAATACGCCCAAACCGCGCTGGGTGTAGTTCGCGTCATGCACGATCAGCGCATGCGGGTTAAATGCGATCCGAAAGCCGGCCAGCTTCACGCGGTTGGTGAAGTCCACGTCTTCTTCCTGGTTAAAGCCGCGCTCCTCGTCCCAGCGCACACGGTAGAAAACATCCGGCTTCATAATGGTCACGCCGCCGGTCAGTGAAACCCGCGGGTCGGTCTCGTTGTATTCCAGCAACCAGTTCATTCCGTTCTCGTGCACCTTCCAGTCCCAATACCGCGTCCCGTCCGGGTTTAAAATGCGGCAGGCCAGCACATCAAAGTCATCACCATACTGTTTCATGCCATCCAGCCAGCCGGCGTCAAACAGCATATCGTCGTCCGTCACCACCAGCCACTCCCCGCGCGCCGCGCCTGCCACCGCGTTGCGCATCGCGCCCAGCCGTCCCTGCGCGGCCGTCACCGGCATGCTGATCAACATCAAGCGCCCTTTGCGCGTCCAGAATCGTTCGGGGATCGCGCCGGCCATAATGATCTCGTGTTCACAGCCCAGCGCCTCAATGCTCTGTAACTGCGCTTCCAACTTTTCCGGCTCTTTGCCGTCCGTGATGATGCAGAAAGAGATCATCACTGCGCCTCTGTCACCAAAGTCGCCTCAAACAGGCACTCCGCCCCCAGCGGGTCGTCCCGCCCTGGGTACGGGTTGCGCCGGTTGAAGGCTTCCAGCCCATCGCGCACTCCCTGCCGCGTATATGCCCCATACCTCTCGCCGTTCCAGCCGATCTTGCCGGCCTTACAGCGCTTCATGTGCAGTGCACTCCAGCCCATGCACGTTGCCGCACTGCCCATCGGCACACTCTCCCACCTGCCCGAGCGCACAAAGCGAAATCTGTCCGGGTCGTTGTTGAAAAACGCCTCATCCCATCCGCCATTACGCGGGTTGTCCAGTGAGATCTGGTCACATTTCTCGCCGGCCACATTTAAGATCACCCGTCCGTAATAATGTGTATCCATCGGGCGTTCAAACACTCGCTCCACAATGTTCTGCACCGTGCTCAGCGCGATCACGTCACCCTCCACCTTGCAGATCCACGAATAACTGCACTTCGAAAGTGCCCAGTTGCTCATGTGCACCAAATGCCCTGGTTTGTCCGGGTCGTTTTCGTAAAATCCGGGCGTGTCGATCCAGTCCGGCACCAGCTCATACTCAAATACCTTCACGCGCTCATCTTCCGCCGCCAGCCGGCGCGCAATGGCCAGTGTGTCATCGTCTGAAGGTTGCACGCACAATACCGCCTCATCCAAAAATGGCAGGTGCGATCGAATGGCTTGCTCCATAAACTGCGCCTCATTGCGCACCCGAAAGCAACCCGAAATACCCATCGGTTTGCGCGCCTTCCACTCGTTGAAATCAATATCCATGCTCACAGCATAGTCTCCATGTCCAGGTAAAACTTGCACGGCCACAACACCTGCCGCCGGTCCGCACTATCGTGCGAAAAACTTCCGTCCGCTCGCATGGCCTTGCGCATTGTCTCCACCAAATTCGTCTCGCCATCTCCCGCGCGCAGGTGCAAACAAGCCAGTTGCGCCGTGGCACACGTATCATCCTTGGTTGACTCAAATAAATAAGCCGGCACCAACGCACCCACCGGCGGAATGTTCACCCGCTCCAGTTCGCCGCGTATGTCGCGCCCCATATTCAGCAATCCTTCCAGCGCATACGCAAAGTAATGCGTGCGCAAGCCCTGCCACCAGTTCACCGGCGGCTCTATCTTGCGTCCCATGATCGCCAGCGCCCGCCAGTTATAAGCACTCCAGCCGGCTCCGCCACTGGTGGCCAGGTTGCCGTCTGCGAATAGGTGCTTTTCCATCCATTTCAACGCCCGCTCTGTCGCGCTGGTCCTGCCCAGTGCGCGCAACCCCTCCACCACGGCCGCCGTGTCAAAGGTTCGCTTCACCCCGTCCAGTCCATCAAACGCGCCGTCTTCGTTCTGTATGCTCTCCAGCCAATCCCCCAGCCGGCCGGCCAGCGTATCTTCTCCGTAGTTCAAGAGCGACGGGATCAAATACCCCGTCACCTCCGGGTACGCCTTCTCTCCCGGCCACGCCGCCAACCCGCCACTGGGTAGCTCCTGCGCCTTGATCCAGTCGATGGTTCTCATTGTTGTTTCACCAACGCGCAGTGGAAGGGTGTAAGGTTGAACTCTTTATGGTTCACCGCATTGCTCAGGTCAAAGTCTGGCTCTTCCAAAAACGCCAGGTGCGCGGCGTCCACCGCATCTGCAAATTTCTTCCATTTCACACCCGGGTACGGTCCCAATGGCTGGCCCATGTCGTATTGCACATCAAATGTCAGCGCCATCAACCCGTCCGGTTTCAACACCTGTGCGAATGTCTTCAGCGCGCCGCTCACCAGGTCGCCCAGGTCTTCCAGCACACTCACGCAAAACACGCGGTCCAGGCTCTCGGGCTCGATCGGCACGCTCACCGCAAAATCCGCCACCATAAATTCAAGGTTGACTGGCCCGCTCTGTTGCAAAAGTCGCGCATCTGCGTCCACCGCGTACACCTTCTCACACACCTGTGCCAACCCGTCCTTCAACGGGCGCGGCATCCAGCCGCACCCCATATCCGCCACACGCAACCCTGCGGCGGCGAACTTCATCGCAAACGCATACTCATACGGTCGGCTCCACCACGCCGGGTCCAGCCGAAAGCCGGCCAACTCGTTCACTTGTGGGTCGTCGTACTTGAAGAAGGCATTCTGCTTCATCGGTATTCCTCAGTCATTCGCTTCCACCAGTCCGCACCGTAGCGCTCCGATAACACCTGCGCCATGTTCTCGCCGGCCAGTCGTTCACGCTGGCTGGCGCTCATGTTCATGCGGTTCATGCGGTAGCCAATGTCCGTCACTTTTTTCATTTGTGCCTTCGCGCTCACCACCAGTTTGCGCCCAAAGAAGCGCGCCTTCCAGCTCATTTCCAGGTCAATTCCCCACGCATACTTCAGCAGGGGATCCCAGCGGCCCATGTGGTCAAACCACTCGGCGCGGTACAGGCTGGCAATGTTGTCGATCATCCACGTCGGGCCGGCCTGCTTCAGGTGCTTCCACGAAGTGGTGCTGTCCTGTGTCAAACACGGGTGCACCCCCACCACATCCGGGTCGTCAAACTCAGCCATCATTGCCGTCAGTGGGTCGCCGCCCACAAACTCCGCTGAAGTGATCAGAAACCAATACGCCGCATACTCTTCGCCGCGCTTCAGTGCCAGCGCATCCGCGTAGTGCAGTCCCATCAGCCAGCCCCCGGTCGTCTGCACGTTGTCGTCCAGGCGCAGGGCGGTGTATTTACTGGGTGGCTTTAGGTCGCTTCCATTGTCGATCACCAGCACATCCAGCGGCCAGTTCACATTCTCGGCAATGTATTCAGCCAGGGCGTCTGTGCTTTCCGGCATGTTGTAGTTCACGATCAGCGCCGCCACGCGCTCGCCGCGTTTCATTTGGTTGCAATCCTCTTTTGCATGCGCAATTTGGCCTGCTCGATCTCCAGTGCCGCCTGCTCGTCTTCAGCGAACACACTCTGCAAAAATGGCTTCCAATATTTCTCCGTCACCACATCCGCGTCGTATTCCAGCGCGCCCTGGCGTGCCTGCTTTCTAATTTTTTCCTCGCCGCGTGAGCGATAGGCCATTTCCAGCGCGTCTGCCACCGCTTCAGCGCGCGGCATCCACTGATACGCATGCTGGGGTGTCCACCAGGCATCTGCGTGCTTGCGCTCGATCTGCCAGCCGGCAAAACGCAGTTCTGGCATGGCCGTCCAGTCCCCCACGATCACCGGCACACCACAAGCCTGTGCCTCCACGATCGGTATGCCAAACCCCTCGCCCATGCTGGCCAGCAAATGCACATCCATCGCTGAATACGCATTCTGCATATACACATCCGGGAAGCCCATAAACAGGCCGTAGCGGTCGGGGAAGATCACATCTTTGCCGTATTGCAGTCCGAGAAAGTTGATGTATTCCACCAGGTTCTCGCCACCATACTCACCCATCACGCCCGGCGTGGTGTGTAGGTACAGTACCGCGTCTTTGTGTCGTTTTTTGAATTTTGCAAACCCTTCGATCTGCGGCATGAACGCCTTGCGGCTCGGGGTGCCTTTGTTCGCGGCCACCATGCCCACCAAAAAACAATCGTCCGGTATGTCCAGGTGTGCGCGTTCACGCAAGTGCGCCCTCGCCTCTTTTTGGGGCAGGGGCGCATACTTCTTTGTGTCCACCCCGTGCGGAATATACACACTGTCCAGGCCGGCATTCGCCAGCATCTTCTCGGCGTGGCGTGAATACACCAGCCGGCGGTAGGCCCGCGCAACAGCTTCGCGCACAGCCGGCGCGAGCGGCTCGGTATCCACCGGGAACCACGGCATCCAGCGCACTCCCTCCACGGCCAGGCTGTCGAAAAACGGGGTACCGTTGAATATCCACGCATCGACCAGCGAGATCAAGTACTTCGCGCCAAAGTGCCTGGCGTGCGCCGGCGCAATGTCCTGCCCGTAACCCATCAGCCCGGGCGGAAAGACCGGAATGCCCTTTTCCCAGTTCAACACGCCGCCTTGCAATCCATAAAAACTGCAGATGGCCACTTCGTAGCCAAGCGCCTTAACGCGTGGCAGAAATATCTGCATCTGGTTCCCATAGCCGGTGCTGGCCCAGGGCGCGTTCGAAAGAAACAGTATTCGGTTGGTAAGGTTCGTTTTTTCTGTGTCCATAAGTTGCTCCCAAACTTAGTCGGTGCTCCCAACACTGGCCGGCAGGGGCGGGAGCGTCCCTCTTCATCGGCCCCGAATGGGACCGACTATCCGGCCAGTTAATTCAAACGCTTATTTGCCGTCTTCGTAGGCGAAACCCACGATGCTCACGGTGGGCATGGCGGCCACGTTCCCCTCCTTCACACCAACGTAGTGTCCCGCTTCCACCACCGGGTTGCTCTGCACGGTCATACTCTGCACAGCCGCAAGGCCGGAGATTGTCCCGCCGTCGGCCAGCACATGGTCCACAGCGGTGCCAGCGGTGCCAAGGTCCACCAACAGCGGGTAAGTGGTTCCGCCGGTGGTGCCTACCGAAAAAATAGCGTTCTTGATGGTGATCGCGCCGCCATCCGCCGGCACTTTGAACAACGCGCGCACGCCGTTCGAGAGCGCGCCAACATTTCCTGAGTGGTAATTCATCGCATCATCTCCTTAGCTGGGGGTCGAAGCGTCGAACGTGCCCTGCACGCCCTTCACCTTGTCCCACACGCCGTGGGCATAGTTGGTGGTCAGGTTTAGTTCGTAACCACCGCCGCCTTTTGAGGCATCACGCTGGGGTTCCAGTCGCGGAGCGCGGCGAATATCCAACGCCAGGGCCTCACGGCCCCACATACCCACCTTGGCGGCGGTACCCGAAGTCACGTTCGCGCTGGTAAAAATGTAAATACCGCCCACCTGCTTCACGAAGAACATACTGTTCACCGCGTTCAACAGGTTGGGGGCCGCATTGGTCTGCGCGCCGGCCACCGAAGCCGCCTTGCCCAGCGGGTACCAGGTATACGGGTGCATCACCAAAAAGTACGGGTAAGGCACTTTGTTGGCGCGCATGATCGTCTCCATCTGGAACACATTGTTCCAGCCTATCACCGAACCACCGGCACCCACGGTGCCGCCGGTGAAGCTGGAAATGTCGCCCAGCAAGTCAGTTTCGATCTTGGTCGCCAGGGCCTCGCCCATATCGCGCGCGGCCAGCGAGCGCTCTTCAAAGGGCGAAGAATTCAAACGCGCGTCGGTGAGCCAATATTGACCGCCGGCCATCGCAGGGGTCAGGGTCGAGACCACCGAAGGCGTGAATTGCTGGCTGGTCAGGTCGTCCACGTCAGTGAACGAGTTGACGGTTAAACCGGTAAAGCGCGAGAGCTTGCGCGTCTCGGCTTCGTTTTTGCGGTCCGAGAAAACAGTGGCAAGTTGCGACATGATGTTGTTATCACGCGCAACCAGCAAGGCATCCTCGTAGATGGTTTGCATGTAACTGGAAATGTCTCCAATCACATTCGGCTGATAGGCAGTCATGAGATTCACTCCTTAGAATCGGAGCGGCTATCCCTCATCAGTGGGTTTCACTGGAGCATTCCAGATCACCCCACCGCCAAGGGCCTGCGCCGCTTTGGGGTCGAATGGATTGCCACCGTCACCGTGAATACGTGCCCTCTGCTGTTCGATCGTCTCGCCTTTGGCCTGCCCGTCCGCCGGCGCTGTCGCGGTCAACACCGCATTTTTGGCTGGCTTGGGCAGGGCTTCAGCAAAGCGCATGGCGTCCTCCTGCAGTTCCTCAAGGGTCGCCCCCTGCAAACGGTCTGCAAAGTTGGCCGGCAATTTCGCCTCCGCCGCCGCATCGCGCTTCCATTGCTTCAA